GGCGGCGCGGGTGCCCCAATCCCGCGCCGCTTCCCGCTTCAGGAGGTCGGGCGATACCCGAATGATAAGGAAGTATCTATGTCAGACGGGAGCATTCGCTCCCATGGTCTGCCCGGAATCACGCGCAGCGTCCTGCTGTGCTCTCTGGATAACGGCCTGTGCGGTCTGAATGTCCAGCCCGCCATTCTGCTGCCGCTGCATCTGCGCCTGCTGCATCTGCTGCTGTGCCATCTGCATCTGCATGGCCATCTGCTGCTGCAGCTGCTGTTTGTGCAGTTCCTCTTCGAGGTATGCCCGCGTCTCTCCGGCTCCCGGATAGTGCAGCAGCTCCATCTTCGTCCAGAACAGGATGAGCGTCTGAATCTGCGCCGGGTCTCCGAAGGCTCCGGTCTGCAGATTCATGCGCGTCTCCTGCCACATGGCCTCGCGGTTCGATGCCAGCGGGGCAGAGGTATCGCAGCTGAAGAGGAACTGATCGTTCCAGCACCACTCTCCCGCCGCGTCCTGTTCAAGGAAGTCATAGCGGTTGAACGTCTCGTACTGTGCGTTGCCGTGGATGTCGTTGGACACCACCGGCCTCGGCTCGTCCGTGTACGCCAGCTTGAACTTGAACATGGCCTCGAACAGCGCCGCATACGCCGCGTCTTTCATCACGCGCTTGCTTTCCAGTCTGCCAGCACTCTGCGCCGCCGCGAACTCCTTTGCCTTGCCGCTGGTGGCCGTGCGGTCTGTCCGCCCCTGAAAGCTGTCCGTGATGCCGATGATCTGGCGTGCCTCTTCGTATACCTGCGACAGGTACACCATGTCCTGCTCCACGTTGCCCTGCAGGTCGTATACGTCGATCAGCGCTTTGGTGGCCGCATTGCCCGGTCGGATGACCTTCATGTCCTCCGCGTCCACGCGGATGCTGGCCTCGTCCGGCAGCGTGATGTAACTGCCCGATTTCAGCAGCTTGTCGATGATCTTGCTCTCGATGCGGTTGGTGGTGTTCTGCTGGTCAGCGATCTTGTCAATATCGCTGTCTCCCAAGAACCTGCCGTACACGCTCACGTTCTTCTGCAGGATGACCGGGAAGATGTCTGGCTTGTAGAACGGCACCTTCGTCGGCTCCTCGATGATCTCCACCACCGGCAGCCCCAGCTCGTCCGTCTCCGTGTCGGATGCCGCCTCTCGGCGCACCATGCCGCCGATGGTGCTGCCGTCGCTTCTGGTGACGGCCACAGGGATTTCCTCGAACTCTTCCTCGGTCTCCTCCCACTTGCTTCCGCCGCAGTACGGGCATTTTTTCCGCCCGCCCCGCAGCGGCAGCGGCCTCGTCTCTCTTGCAAGCGCATCCGCCGCCGCGTCAAAGTCCACCTCCGCCGCCGTGCTCATGCCGTTCGGCAGCAGGATGTCCGGCGCGTCCATCTCCGGCTCCGTCAGCAGCGGCTCCACCGCGCCGCACTTCACGCACCTGCGCAGCCGCCTCGCCTGATAGTCTTCAAGGTCTTCCAGCTGCGTGTCGTTCACCCAGCTATAAAGACCGATGCCTCCCTTGTCGTTGCGGTAGTATGCGATGTACTGCGTCACAAGGTCGTTCGCCGTGGTGTCCCCACCGGTGCCCTTGATGTCCGGCTCTTCCTCGCTCTCGTCTGATACGTCCACATCGTAGCGCCTGCGGATGTATTCCTTCGTCTGCGGGATTTTGAGGATGATGTAGTCCATGTCCTCGATGCCGGTGTACACGCCGTCCTGCGGGATGATCTGCTTCGGGTGAAGCGTGGATACCGCCAGCTCCCCAATGGTGAAGTGCGTCCGCTGCGTGTTGTCCCACTCCACCAGAAACGCCGCGCCGCCCTGAATGGGCACCGTCCGCTCCATGATGTCGTTGAGCTGTTCAAACGGCATTCTGTCAAGCTCGTTGCGCAGCATGTCCTCGATGAGCTTTGCTTTCATCTCATCCTGCTTGCGTCTGGCCGTCACCTTCGGCTGCGGAATGTTGCTGTCTGTCTGCGCCTCGATGATCTCCGCGCAGATATTGCGCACATGCACGGCCTTCGTCTTCCGCTCGCCCTGCACGATAGGCCGCATTTCGTTCGTCCCGGCATACAGCGCCTCCCGCTCGTCCATGCGGCTGGTCTCGCCGTCGTATGCCGCTTCGTTGGTCTTCAGCCTGTCCTGCCAAAGCCGCAGCTTGTTCTTGTCCTGTTTCTTCATAGCGTCCTCCTGTTATCGCTGCGGATTGCCCCAGCGTTTACGCAGCATCTCCCGCTCCGTCGGTGATGCGTTCTCATAGTCCTCCCACATGGATGCCGTCCATAGCCGCGCCACCGTTTCCTTCTGTGCGATGTAGCTCTGCTGCGGCCTGATGTAGTGTGCGATGGCAAGGCTCAGCACGCAGTCATCGTGTGCTCCCAGCTCCGCCTCCGGCTTCAGCGTCTCCGGATTGCGCACGAATGTCAGCATCTCCTGCAGCGTTGTCTCGTCGTTCACGATGGTGATGTCATCGCGCACCGCCTTGATAAGCTCCGCAAGGATGACCGGCCTCGTCTTCGTGTTGGTGAGAAAGCCAAAGCTCTGCTTGATCTTGTGCGTGTAATCGTCGATGCTCTCCCGGATGTACTGCTTCGGATACCGCAGCCGCTCCAGCTCCATCACCGGGTAAGTGGAGAAGTTGGTCTCAATGCCGATGAGCGCCGTATTGTAGTGCAGCCCCAAGCAGTAGACCTGCCGTGCGAACACATCCTCGTCGAACTTGCCTCGCAGCACCGCCACCTGCTCTCCGGTTCTGTTGTCCAGCACCTGCGCCACAAAGCTGTCGCTGCCTTCTCCTGCAGTGTCTCCGCCGATGACGTAAGGCACGCCCTTCTCCGGCTTCTTGTAGACCTTGATGCAGCCGCCCCTCGCGTCCTCCCATCGGATGTCCGTCAGCGTCAGCCCGTCATCCGCGTATGTGAAGAGGCCGGTGCACACCGGTTCCTTCAGCTCCTGCAGCCGTCTTCCGATGGCCTTGCCGTTGAATACCGTCTTGCCCGTCACGCCCCACATGCCGAGGCAGTAGACCTGATAGTAATATTCGTCCGTCTCCTGAAAGCTCTCCAGCGTCCGTATGGCTGCCGCATCCAGAAAACGGTTGTCCTTGTAGGTGCTCTCGTGCACCCGCGCTCGTTTGTCCCGCCGGTCAAAAAATCGTTTCTTCAGCCAGTGCTGAATGCTGATCGGGTTGAAGCTCAGGATTATCTGCTGGTACTCCCGCGTCTTTCCGCGCAGTCGGATGTCAAGCTGGTTGAAGTCTCCCTCCAGCAGCTCGCTGGCCTCTTCAATCCAGATGCCCGTGATGTTGTAGATGGATTTCAGCTTCTCAACGTCATCCAGTCCCGCAAAGATGATCTCGCTGCCGTTTTGGAAAGAGATGGTCAGGTCTGATTTGTTGGCCTTGTACCCGCTGTCCGGGTAGAACTCCGCCAGCTGTCCCAAAAGCTGCTTGAAGCAGCTCTCTCGCAGCGTCCTCGCTACCTTACGGCACACGAGGAAGCGGTGCCCCGGCTCGTTCACCGCCCGCTCCAGCACCTTCCGTCCCGCGAAGATGGACTTGCCCGAACCGCCGCCGCCTTTCAGCACCAGATACCGGTGTGTGTCAGCGAACAGCGGCAGGAAGGTTTCGTTGTTGGTCTCCCGCAGTCCCTCGTACCACGTTACGATTTCATAGAGCTTGTCGATCTCCTCGCGGCTCATGGCCTTCAGCTCAGAGGCCGTCCACTTCGTCTTCATCGCACTCGCTCTCCCCGTCATCAGCCCTCAGCAGCGCCAACTTCTCATGGTAGGTGGCGGCGTGCTTCATGCTCTCGCGGGTGTCCTTGCCCAGTTCGACCTCCTGCTTCTGCTTCCAGCCGTAGTTGTTCTGCAGGTTGAAGATGATGCCCTGCACGCCCTTCTCCCGTGTCAGCAGCTCCTGCTCCAGATACGCCTCGATTCGGGTTCGCGCCCCTTGGCATATCCCCGCCAGCTCCGGATGCAGCGCAGCGTCCGCGTAGTTCTGCCATGTGCTCCGGTCAATGCCCAAATACAGGCACATGCCCGTCACGCTCGGCGGCACCACGAACTGCACCACCTTGATCTCCTCGCCGTCATCGTTGCGGATGATGCCGCCGGTGTCGTCTCTTGCCGGAATTGTCCGTGATATGCTCCGGAAATAACGCTCGATTACTTCCCGCAGTCCCTTTTTCGTGTATTTTTTCGGCCTTCCTGCAGCCATCTGCGCCACCTCCTTGCTCCGGCGCTATAAGGTTCCCGCGCGTGCGTGCGCGCATCGTGCGCGCTTGTCGTGGGGAAAAATTCATTTTGCCGCACAGCCTTCGCCCGCCCCTCGAATTATCTTGCTGTGCTCTTACCCGCTGGCGGTGTGCGCCAGCTCACGCTATCATGGTACGACAAAAAGTGTGTCGCTGAGTTGCAACTTTGCCGAAAACGCAGAACGCACGCAGGTGTGTTCCTGCGTGCGTTCTGCGTGTGTTTTTACAGCTGCGTTGGGAAGTTCTCGTAATACTTCCGCACCTTCCGGTACAGCGTGGTCTTGTCCATGTGGTGCCGCATGGCCAGCGCCGTGGCGCTGGCATCCGTGGTCACAAACTCGAATAGCGCCTGATAATACTCCCCGCCGTGCTCCAAACACAGGTTGAGTATCTTCTGCTGCGCCGCCTCGTCCAGCTCCCGGTAGCGGCGGGAGGTGAAGTAGATATACCCCTGCCGGTTGTAGTCTGCCTTCACGCCGCGCTTATATCGAAACATCTGCTTCACCTCCCGTGTTATCATACGCCCGCGAAGCTCTCCCGGATGGTGCCCCCCCGCGTCTCAAAAGCCACCACATGGAACCGCCCCAGCGGATGGATGTATATCACCGTTCCGTCGTAGGCTCGTCTGCGTGCCTTTCTTTTCCGGTTCCGGTCTCTGATCTCTTCCGTCTCTCCGAAAGTCTCCGGCACCCGCTGCACTCTGTCTCCGATCTTCACAGTGCTTTCCCTCCGTGGCGGTACGGGCGCGTGCGGTTGTACTCGTGCTTCTGCGCCAGCACCGCCTCCACATCCACGCCTTCCTTGCCGCACCAGTCGAGGATGCGGATGAGGCAGTCCACCATCTCCGTGGCAATGCCCTCCGGCTTGCAGCTGTGCTCCGGCTTGCCATCCACTTCGCACTGTGTTTCCTTGTCGCAGTGGCCGCAGCAGCCGTAGATCATGGGTTTCCCGTTGCGGTATTCCTCCAGCGCCTCGGACAGTTCGCTGTGGCACAGCGCCACAATGTCTCCGAAGCTGCGCGGCTCGTCCCACCAGCCGTGCTCCACCGCGTTCTGGTGAATGTCCCGTGCCCACTCGTTCAGTGTCTTTGCCATATTCAATTCCTCCCGGTTATGTATTGTCCCGCATCAGGGTCTGCCTGATGGAGTACGCTTTTTCATGCGCGCAGGCTGCGCGGCCGAAGAACCGCTCCACTCACGCCTGCGCATCTCGAAGTGGATATATGTCCCTCGGTTGATATTGTTCTTGTAGCAGGTGGCCTCCACCAGCTGAAAGTCCGGGTAGCGGTCTTCAAACCACTGCCACTGCGTTCCGCACTCGATGGCCTCCTCGATGTCTGCTATGTCGTCCATGTTCAGCTGCCCGTCAAACTGCGCGCACTGCGGGATGGTCAGGTTCCGGCTCTGGTTCCAGCGCTTGAAGAAATGCTTGTCCTTGGCGATGTAGTGCGCCAGTCCGGTCACGCCGGATTCGTTGAACTGCAGCCGCTTGCTGTTGGCGTACCCCAGCCCCCACACCTTCTCGATGGTGTCGCGGTCTAATCCGCCGCTGAGAATGACATGGTGATGCACTCTTCCGTTGGTCTTGCCGTATTCTGTGCAGCTGATGTACTTCAGTTCCAGCCCCAGCTTTGCATACCGGCGCTTCAGTCTGCGGATATAATTGCTTAGGATGCGCTGCGCTTCCTCCTCCGTCTGCGGCTCTTCGCCGGGACGGTAAGTCAGATGCAGGGCGATGTCATCCTCTGTGAAGTTGCTGTGCACTAAGCGGGTCAGCTTCTTCTCCGCGTTTTTCTGGTTCAGCTTCTGCTGAATCTCACTCGTCGGCTTGCACCGTGACCGTCTCTTTCCCGGTGCTTGGAAAACGGGGTATATGTCTCCGTCCATGTAATCGCCGCAGACATATACGCTCTCCCGGTTGAAGGTTCTCCCTGTGTACATCCCCGCAGCTCCTCTCTGGTTGCTAAGTTAAGATTGGTTACAAGCCTCAATTCGCGCGCACGCGCGAATTATATATAAGTGTTCAGCCTGCCATCGTCAGTGCCGGGAGGCTGTCCCCGGTAGACAGGACGCACAGCGCGCCCTGTTTCGGCTATGTGGATAAATAATGCCCGTAGCACCACGCTGGCGGTGCATTCCCTTCCACGCACGCTTCCTTGCCCTTCGGAAAAAGCTGCGTCACCCGCCCGTAGGCGCTCTGCGGTTTCATCATGGGAATGCCGTCCGCCCGCGCCGGTGCGCGTTCCTCC